AATTTATTATTTTATTTTTTATATAGAGAGTAAAAAAATATAAAAAAAAGGAAAAAAAGAGGTAAAGAAAGAGAAATCCCGTAGAGGCCCGCGAATGGGCGATTGGATGGTTGAGGAAACGCAAGGAAGAAAAGGGATTGATATATGCGCCAAGCCAAGTGGAGTTGAGGTCGCTACCATGCCCGACGATGATGTATTTTGACAGTGTTGGAGGCTATTATGAGATCACCCGCGAACTGGGATTCAAAGACAGATACGTTTCATATACAGAACAAAATGGTGCTAAAGCGGGATTTTGGGACGACAAATGTATCATTTGTGATACGCGAGAGCAAAAACCTCTCAGTTTTCCCGTTCAGACGGTAAGAAATACCATAAATGCCGGTGACTACGCTCTGGCCGCACCCCATGATAAGGGGATAAGAATTGAGAGGAAAGGGTTAAGTGATTTCGTAGGCTCACTGAATTGCCGCAAGGTCACCAAGAAAAAGGGCGAAGACTCGTCGTTTGAGAGGGTGGATAGAGAGTTGTCCCGCGCAGCCGAACAGGGGCACTACATCGTGATGTTAGTGGAGACTTCACTCACTCAGACTCTGTCATTCTCATACCTCCCGCAGATGAAATGGACGAAGGTGAGTGAAAGTCACGTCTTCCACAACCTGCGCGATCTACTCACAAAATACCCGCTCTCTTTCCAAGCGGTTTTCGCGGATGGACGGGTAGATACCGCGCAAAAGGCGATGAAAATCTTTGAGATGGGCGACCAAGTCAGGCGGGTTGATTTGCAGTATGCTCTTGAAAGGGGGCTCCTCTAATGGCGTGGTTTCCCCTACCTGCTGACCGCCCGGATACCGAGCGACCTGACCTCAATCAAGTCTACCTAGATACCCTAAAAGGAGAATTGACTGAGGAAGATGCCCGTATCAGTTTGGGCGGTTTCCTTCGATATAATCTCGGATTTCTGGTCCGTATGTTGACCGGACTAATTCTTTATCCCGACCAACGAATCATCATCAAAGGGTGGCTTCAGAAAAACTTTACTCTTACGGTGGCTGGCCGTGGATTTTCCAAGAGCTGGCTTTTTGGTCACTTCTGCTACCTGTATTGTATCCTCAACCCCGGCAAACACATTTGTATCGTCAGTGGTGGTCAGTTCAAGTCGAGTCGAAAGATACTTGAGAACATTGATGAATGGTCCAGAGCCAAACCGGATTACGAATCGGGGTTTACCGGCGGAACCCTTCTCCGTCAGACCATCAATGGAGACATGTTAAAGAAGCCAGACAAGTATACCATCAAGTTTAAGAATGGGTCCTCGATTATTGCTGTTCCCTTGGGCGACCCGAACCGTCTTCGCGGTATCCGCGCCAACGTGCTGGGTATTGACGAAGGTCTTCTCATTTCCCAGCAAACCATCGACAACGTTCTCAAACCCTTTCTCTTCACTCCTTCTGAAACCGAAGTGAATCGCCGCATGAGGGTGCGCGAGAAAGAGAGTCGGGCTATAGCGTCAGGAAAGATGACAGAGGACCAACGCGAACAATTCAAATCCGAGAATAAAATGATCGTACTAAGTAGCGCGAGTTATTCGTGGGAGTATCTTTACGAGCTATACAAAAAATATTTGGGGATCATCCACGGACAAAGGACGGCGGAAGAAATCGCGGGTTACACAGGAGGCACCTATCTCGTTCATCAACTCTCGTGGAAGGTTGCTCCTGAAGACCGCGTGGAAAAGGCAATTAAACAGGAAATCGAGAGTGGAATGTATTCCGAGTCCACTATCAATCGAGAATATAACGCCCATTTTGTGCAGGAGAGCGACGGATACTTCCGCGCATCCAAGATGCAAAACTGCACAATTGAAGATGGTCAGTCTCCTTGCGTCGAAATCATCGGCGACCCCAACTCCGACTACATCCTCGGTATTGACCAAAGCTCTTCAGATTCCGAAACCTCTGACCACTTCGCCATGTGTGTCCTCAAAATCGTGGAGCGAAAACTCTCGGACGGCACAATGAGAAAAATGGGCATGGTGGTCCACCAATATGCTGAAGCTGGCGATACTCCGCTCAAGGAACATATCGAGTATCTATACTATCTACTGACCTCGTTTAAGATTGTCTACCTTGGCTATGACGCTTCCCAAGGTGCAAATTTGGGGTTTATCAACATCTGTAACGAGTCCGAACTATTCCGCGAAAAGAAAATATCGCTCGCCCCCATCGAGGCCGACTTTGGCAAGGAGCATTCCTCTGAGGTTTTCAAACAGGTCCAACAGAAATACAACCGCCTCTCCGGACGCATTGTGCAACCGCAACACTTCCATTCTGACTTCCAGCGGGCGGCGAACGAGCATTTGCAAGCGTGTTTTGATGGTCGCAACATTTTATTCGCCGGAAAACCTCGCGCCCATAAACCGTCGCTTGACATCCTGCTAGAGAAGCAAATCGACAGAATCCTCGAAGTCCACTCTTCCTTCAACGCGAAAAGCGAGGATGGAAACCAAGTCGTTGGAGGCCCCAAGGATGAGTTTATCGTCAATCAAGAGGTTCTCATGGATCTGGTCAAGAAAGAGTGTGCGCTTATCGAGTTGAAAGCCAATGGGTTGGGCCATCTCTCATGGGATTTGCCCAGTCATATGAAGCGGGCGGGTAAGACTCGCAACAAAGTAAGAAAGGACTCCTACTCCGCCCTTCTTTTGGCCAATTGGTGTCTCTACATCTATACGAATGCCATGAATTTGCCTCCCGTAGATGGGGATATCGGGTTTGTGCCGGTCCTACTCGGTGGGGCAAGCCAGTATGGGTGGATTAAGTGAGGAAAGTCACTTTGTCGAGATTCGAGGGCAAAGAGTGAGGATTCTGGTGTATTGTCACTTATGAAGAAGAGAGCCTACGTCAAGCATAAGACCGAATATTGGGAGGGCCGCAAAGAGGTCCAAGCCGCACAGCCCGTTCGCGGTCTTCAAGTCACCGATACAGACACCTTCAATAAAATCACGGCGCAGTCGGCCACCAGCGTCGAGCCCGCGACCTTGGGGACCCACTTCACGGCGATTGCGGCGTGCGGCGGCGGGAATGTCGGAGATGTAAATAGGAATAATTGGTCCAATACGATCATCGACAATAATGCCTATCGCAACATTCGCAGTGGCGTAGTTCCTTTTGCCAATCGCGACGGTAATTTCTCCATGGGGCCAGTGATTGATATTGTTATGCTGGCGTATTGGAACATAAGTGCGATAAGAAACACCATCAATCTCTACCGCGACTACTCGATTTCCCCTCTCCGAATCAAGTGCCCCAATAAAACGGTAAAAGCCTTCTTCCGTAAGTGGTTTGAAGCGATTCAGTTGCCGAATTTCATGGCACAATTCTTCCTTGAGTATTACCGGGGTTCGAACGTATTCATATACAAATTCAACGGTGAAATCGCCCCCGACAAATTCAAGACCCTCGAAACTGCATTCGCCGCGAAGAGTCCACAAATTCCCATTCGCTACATTATCTTGAACCCCGCTCAGGTCTCTCTCCAAATGGGTCCAACTTATGCGTATAACTTCTCCAAGATGTTGTCGGTTTATGAGATCCAACGCCTGAGAGATCCGCAGACTCCGGAAGATAAACAAGTTCTCAAATCCTTCCCGAAATACATCCAAGATCAGATAAAAAACTACGGTTCCTACCCTTTTATCTGGGCTCCCCTCGATACGAAACGCCTCTACTATGTGTTCAACGGAAAGCAGGACTACGAGCAATTGGCCGTCCCCATGGTCTGGCCCGTTCTCAATGACATTGAGTGGATGCTCGAACTCAAACGCATGGACATGTCGTTGGCGAGAACGGTGGAGCAAGCCCTCTTGCTTGTCACCGCTGGTGCTCCTGCCGATGATAAGAACCCGCCCATGGGTAAGGAAACCCTCCAGCGCCTGCAAAACATCTTCCAGAACAACGCGATTGGTCGAGTGCTGGTATCTGATTGGACCACGAAGGCGGAGTGGAAGATTCCCGATCTTAAGGAGCTACTTGGACCCGCGAAATACGAAGTGGTTAACGGCTACATCCGTGACGGTCTTCAATTCACCGCTTTCGGCAACGAAAAATTCGCAAACGCCTCGGTCAAGATGAAGATGTTCGCGCAATCCCTCAATGAGGGTCGGCGCGCATTCCTTGATAACTTCCTGCGTCCCGAAATCAAGAAGATATGCGAGGCGATGGGTTTCCGTCACATCCCGCTGGTTGAATTTGAGGAAATCAACACTGAAGATCAAACCATCATGAGCCGCATCTATGCGCAGATGGCGCAGTTGGGTCTCCTTACTCCGAGCGAACTAAACGACGCGCTCAAAACCGGCAACCTGCCCACCACCGACGAGTCCGAAGAAAAGCAGGCTGAATACAAGAAGGCGAGAGACAGAGGGTTTTATATGCCATTGGTGGGTGGCCCCAAAGAGGGAGAAACGGGGCGTCCCGGTGGCACAAAATCGCCGCAAACCACCAAGAAGGTCGGCCCCATCGGCACATCAAAAGCGAGCATCTCGCTCAGTCAGGCGAAAATCGTGGAGACCCTCCCCTTGATGGACAACGTTCATGCTGGGGTCGAAAAGGCCTACAAGAAAGTGCTGAAGACCAAGAAACTGGATGGCGTCCAAGCGGATTTGGCCCTAGCAGTCGCTCGCTCAATCGTGGTGAATGAACCCCAAGAAAAGTGGGAATCATCTATCGCATCCTATATCACCGATCCCAAGGATATCCCCACCGACGTGGCTAACGAAATCGACGGGATTCGGTTAGAATACGACGTTGATGAGTGGACGGCCATTCTCCTGCACAAAGCCCAGATTCAGGGCGAGTAAGTAAACGGGCCTCAAACCGGTGTATATGGGTGAGTGGAAGACCTAGAAGAGACCCTAATCCTGACCGCCGCCGTTCGCGCCATTGAGCCGGACGCGACCGTATTAGAAGAGGTTAAGGCCTCGCTTGATGACCTCAGGACGATTCTGCCTTCAGATATCGACCCCACGGGTGATCCGAGTCTTCTCTTCTGCGCCGCCAACATCGCGGTGGCCGGGGTGGTCAATCGTAATGACGACGGGATGGACAAAATCACTGCGTTGGAGTGCTACTCGAAATTCAAGCATAAATTCATCGATTTTGAGCACTCGCGCAAACAGGTGGTTGGCTTCATTCTCCACGCGGGCCTAAGTGAAGTCGGAACCAATCGGGTCATCAGCGAGGAAGATGCCGAGAAATCAGATGCGCCCTTTAATATCGCGCTAGTCTTCGTGGTTTGGAAAGCGATTAACCCCGACTTGGCCGACGATATTGTGGCGGCATCCAATCCCGCGCATAGTGATTTTAATTCCAAGTCCCTGTCGTTTGAGATGGCATTTAAGGGATTCTACATCGCGGTGATTCCAGATGGGGAAATCCTGATATCTAAGGCCACAAAACTCATCACCCCCGATCAGCCCGACTTCCCCAAATGGAAGAAGACCCTGCGCGCCTACAAGGGGAATGGGAAATCGCTAGAGGGTGACGGATTTACCTATCGGGTTCTGCCCTATAATGTTGTGCCATTGGGCGGGGGGATCGTCGAACAGCCCGCCGCGCCGGTCAAGGGGATTACGGTGATAACGGAAATGACCCAGATGGTTCCCCAAACCGCCACCCCCGCGAGCAGAGAATTCAACGATAATGGCGACGAAAGAGAGGATGATCACGACGAGGACGATGCCAACTACATGGCCGCCGCCCAACTCCGCTTTAGCAATTTTTATGACAAAGCGGTAAAGGCACTCAAAACCGGTGTATCACCCATTACGACAACATTTATTACCAACATTATGGACACCAAAGACATTCAAGCCTACAAAGACAAGGTGGTCAAAGCCGACAAGCTGGAGGACTTCAAGGAAGTCGCCCTTGCGTCTACCACTGTGATTGACGCCATCATCGCCGAGAGCGAAAAACGTGAACAAGCCAAGAAAGATGCCGAGCTTCGTGCGTCAGAAATCGAGAAGGTGCGCGCTGAGGTAGAAACCGCTCGTGATCAGGCCCTCAAGGATTTGACCGCGACGAAGACCGAACTGGCCAGCATCAAGCAGGAACTCGACCAGATCAAGGCGTCTCAGCAATCGGAAGCCCTCGCCCGCAAGTTTGACGAGCGCATGAATTTGATTTCCGACACGTTTGAATTCTCGGACGATGAGCGCGCCGAAGTGGTCGCCGACATCCGTGATTTGAGCGATGAAGCTTTCGCCAAGTTCATGGACAAGTCCAAGAAACTCATGAAGGAGAAGACCAAGGAATTTATCAAGAAGAAAAAGGATGAAGCCAAGGCCTCCCGCGATCAGCTCGTGGCATCCCTGAAAGAAAAGGGTGTTACGGTCAAGTTGGGTGAGTCGCTGAATGTCGAGGAACTGATTGCCTCCGCGATTGAGCATCCCGTTTCCACTCCCGAGGGCTCCGCTCTCGAACCGTCCAAGACCCTCAAAGAGCGCGCTAACAGCATCCTTTCTGGCATCACTATCGGCGGCAAAAACCTGAGCAAAATGGAGGAGACCAAATAATTTTTGGTAAAGTCCTCAAGAATTTGTGTATCAACAATAAACCCTAAAATATTATGGCAGCTTCAACACTAGGTCAAGGTAACCTTCGTCCCTTCCGGGTCGAGAATCCTTATGAACGCCGCGACCAGTACGCTCTCTTGGGCACCGGTCTGAATGGCATGCTTGTCACTTACGTGACCGGCAATCAGTCCCCGGACGACGCCGATGGCTACTCCACTCAGCAGGTCGGTGCTTCGTATACCAATACGTATGCCCCGCTCATGATCAACAACCGCCGGGTTCGTCCCGCTGCGGCTGGTGACACCAAGTATGAGATCGCGGGTGTGACGCTTTACACCACGGCTCTCAACGAAGAGAATGGTCTGCCCATCTATCTGATGCCTTACGATGTCCGTCTGGCCCGTGGCTTTGTCGCCACCGGCACTTCGGTCCCGGTTGC